AAGTGCGCCAGAGAATCCGTTACCTGAAGTTCCGCGACCCATCAAAAGCATACGCTCTTCAGCGAGCATTGTTGAGTAGAGGAGTGAGCGAGCAGAAGTCGCAATGAGATCCTGGTATCCAAGACCTGAATACTGAGCATCAAATGTTACATCATCGCTCAAGCCGAATGAGCTATAAGCGAAGATTTTATCGTCAGCAGTATAGGAAATCTTTGGGCCACGGTTGAGGTATAGAGGGTTAGCAGAACCATTAACTGCAAAGTTGTTCTGTGTAGTTTCTGTGATACCTGGGTGGATGTTTGATGTACCTGTGATCGCGTTAGTGAATCCTGTGATTCTCTTGATGCGGTGTGCAGTACCGACACCCTTTGTACGAGGGAGCTTGTTACGAAGTGGTGTTGGAACTGGTACGAGGTACTTAGCAGGTGCTTCAAGGTCGAAGGCTGCGAAGGATGAGTTAAGTGGTGATGTAAGGCTGATATCCTTGGCAATGTCAGCAGTTGATTCTGCGAGAGCATTGTTAAGAGCAGCAACTCCATCGGCTGAGAGTGACTTGTTAGCAAAAGCCTGTGGAAGTCCTGCATCCACCTTCTGCTTGAACATTGGGTCAAGGTTTGGCGCTGCTACTGCTGACTTAAGAGCAGTTTCAAACGCCTCGTTCTTGGCAGCCAAGTCCTTTGGCGATGTTTCGCCAAACATTTCTTGTGCGTTAGGCATTATTTTCCTTTTCGTTTAGAGTGTTAGCTTGTCGATACCGGCGGCTTTTAGTGCTTCGTTAGCCATTTCAATGTATCCACGAGCGAGCATTGGATCAGTTGAGGCATCTGCCTTAGCCTTGAATTGCAAAGCCTTGGTGATATTCTCATTCTGAGTATCTGGTGAGAGCTTTGTTGCGGTGCGCTTTGGCCCACCTGCAACGGTTTTTTCTAGTGCCGTTGCTAGTTCGGTTTCAAGATTCAAAGCCTTCTCTACTGCTGACTCTTTTTCAGCAACTAGAGCGACTTTCTCTGCTTCAAACTTTTCCATAGCACTCTTAACGGCTTCTGCGACAAGGGCTTTTAGACCCTCATCCTCTGAGGTTTCACCCTCAGAAACTTCTGGTGTCTGCTCTGTGATTGCCTCTGCGATTGCAGCGGTTACATCAACAGTTGCATCTGCTTCAGCAGACTTTTCTGAGCCAAGATCAATCATCTCAGCAGTAGTTACATCTGTACGACCATGTGATTCGCCCGGTGTATCGCAACCGCACTCAAGGCACTTGCCAGTAGCAGACTTTTCTGCATCTACTTCTTTGTGCATTGATTTTGTGCATTCTTTACACATCTTGGAATCGCAACCGCCAGCGGCAGCACACTTCATGCAACCATCGCACTTGCAACCCATAGTTGTATCAGGCTCCTTGGTGATTTCAGGCTTGGAAGCCATTTCAATATCTGACATAGGTTCTGCTTCTCCTTCTTGAACTTCGCCTTGATACCAAGCAATGAGGTGGTTAGCGACTTCAACGAGTTGGTTTAGGGAATAACTCTCATCTGCGCCTTCGCCCATTTCTGTTGCTTCGGCTACGATGAGTTGCGCGACTGCGCGGCGAGCAGCATCAAAGGCTGCTTGGTCAAACTTCACGGTGTCGGTTGTCAAAGACTTAGCCAATTCCGTGATCTGCTTAATTGTTTCCATCTTTGACCCTTTCTTGGTCTCTTTTTGATATTTACCACCGCGAGATTTGTATTCGCGCACAACCCAAGCATTTGCTACGGCTGATGGGTACACATCAAACTTTTCTTTGGCTTCTGCCTTGACTCGGTTATAGAGTTCCTTATCGGCAGGTTCAGATCCTTCGCCACCTTCGTTAATGCTGGCGTAATCGGTTTCTTTCTTTTTAGCAATATCGCTTGGGAGAGGTGCTTTGTATTCGTGCATCTCTTCTACCTGTACGAGAGTTGATTCACCATCAACGGATTTAGCCAAGATCAACTTAGCGTTAGGGTTAGCAGGGCGATCTACGAGAGAAACCTCAATGATTGAACCATCAATGATTCGACCGTTAGCGGCTTTGTTATCGCGCACTACGCGAGGAGCTTTGATGCCTACTGAGAATCCGCGATAAACCTGAGCCTTGACCTTCTTAACTGCCAAAGGATCAACAACATGGACACCAATAATATGCTTGCCGTTCTTGTTTTCATATTCCTTGGCTACTCCCGCCGCGTTAGGGCCGTGCATTTCACGGATATTTCCTCCTGATGTGAACCAATCCGGCATAGCCTTCTCAAGCCACGCAGGGTCGCAAATCTGTTGATCTAGGTCTAGTGAATCATCTGTGGCGTTGCCATAGACCATAAGGGTTCCATCGTCATTCTCGTCATACTTGAGAATGGAGGCATAAGCGGTAGTGAAATCGTTCATAAGTGCTTTATCCTTTTTTTCGTTTTCCTTGGAAATTCTGTTTGCCCAACTGCGACCAGCATCGCCACCCCATAGGAGCCAAGCGATATAGCCAGCAGAATCCTTGCCCCAACCTTCGCCTTGCTTATCTACTTCGTGACGAGCAAAGTAACTGACCATTCGGTGAATGGTGTCTAGCGATATTGATGCGCCATTTGATAAATCTCTTGCGCGAGCAACGCCTACTTCTGTACCACCGCGACCATGCTTTTCACGAAGTTCTAAGCCTCGCTTAGCATTAGCGCGAACTTCCGCAGGTGGAACAAAACCCTCAGACATTAGTTACCCGCAGTCCAGAGGAATGAAACTGAAGTGTTAGCGCCTGAAGCGATGACTGAGATGGTGGTTCCTGATGAGAACTCAACCTGAAGAGTGGCTCCGGCAGCAATGCCGATGCCCTGAGTTGCGCCTGAAACGGTGACGGTTCCATCACCAATATAGATGGTCTTGCTTGAGTCATTGTTGCGTATAACGACCAAAGCTCTACGAACTCCAACTGGGGTTGTAAGTAGTGTCTGTGCCGTTGTTCCTACTGTGATTGTGCCGTGTTGAAGTGGCGCGGTTGAGGTTGCCATTTATTCTCCTAGGTTTGAGGTGTCTGAAATGTAAGGGGCGATATCACACATACAGTTTGGGTGAACCGGCGCATCTCCATTAGGCCAATCGGCATCAATGGAAATAGGGGAAGCATCAAGATTGACTTGGCACTCTTCGCAAGGATCAGCGACTAGCCACTCAACCATCTCAACATTTGAATCTCGGTATTGGGCGAGTTCAGCTTGAACTACTGCGCGACTCATCTCGGTCTGTGCAATAACAAGGGCTTGCTGAGGGTCGTTGATAACTTGATCCACCATTATTGAAACTTCTTTAGGAGTAATGCCTAACTGTAAAGCATTACCGAGAACAGTTCCAATGCGATCTAACTTTGTATTGCTTACACCATCAATAGTCAATCCTCGACTATCAAGCAATCTTTGCAATCCACTTGAAGGTTGAATCAAAGTTGCTGCGGCTTGGTTGCCGGGCTTCCAAGTATCCCAATTAACTACGCCAACATTGGCAGGTTGAACTGCTTTCTTGAGGCTTCTGTTAATCATTACCTTGGCTGCGGTATCACCAAGAACCCAACCATCTGCATAGATCGGTGTAAGCGAAGCAATAAGAGCGGCCTTGTTAGGCGTGATATGGACTTTAGCCCAATCTCTTACTTGCTGATTCGTGACTTCTGTGTGACCGAGGAAGGCATTAAAGAAAGATTCCGTAATGTCATCGGCGTTAAATGCACTTCTAAATCCTTTGCGGATCTGTGTAGCGTGTTTAGCAGATAGGCGCACTAACGCGCCATGCCACTCCATTACAACCCCAAATAGCGTTCGGCGTACCAACGAGCGCCGTCAAGATCCCGAGCCTCAACGAACTTGTTGAGAACCTCGGCGTAGGCGTGGTCTAGGTGTTCAAAGTTGAATGGTCGAGTAGCGGTTCCGCGATTGACCCAACGAATGAACTTCTTAACTTCTTCTTGGGCTGGCTCTGCCTTTGGCTCGGCAGGTGCTTCTGTTGCGCTTGGCTCGTTATCTTGAACGCCTGACTCATCAAGTGAGGTTCCTGCGGCAACTATGCCTTCAGGGGTGAACATAAAGACTGACTGACCTGCAACAACAAACGGCATATCAGCTTCAGGTGTATCAACAAGAGGCAATCCGTTGTCATCGCGCCACTCGTTAATAGTCAAGCCGCCTGAACGCTTCTTGAGGTCATCGCGCTTGGCTGATTCTTCGTTGTCTGTGGCATCGCTTGCGGACAAGCGGAACTCAAGCTCGCGTGGCATACCCAACCAACGATAGGAGAGGGCTGAGAGTTGCTGAGAAAGCCACTTAGCAGTTGGTGTAATACCGATTGCTTCTGCGGCTTCTTTCTCGCCCTGCTGATGACCTGAGCCACCAAGACCAGTCTTGGCAGAGAATCCAAGTTCGGTAGGGAGAACGCCAAAGTGTCCGGTGATGGAGGTGATGAGGTAATCATCTAGGCGATCATTGAACTTCTCGGCGTATCCTGCTTCAAACTGCAACTTTCCACCCGGGAGCAACATACGCATACGATTACGCTGCTCAGTCTGACCTGAGAGTTCATCGTTGTAAATATATTCGTAAGCCTGAATCTGCTCAGGGGTAAGGTTGGCTGACTCAGGGAGTTCAAGCCAAGACTTAGGCATAACGCCATCGGTGAACTCGCCCTTGATCCATTGCTGACGGCGAAGGTAGATATCAGCCATTGGAAGAGCGCGCTCAACAGGTGAGTAGCCCCAAATGGAGTTAGCGCGGCGGTTGCGAACAAGGTAAGCAAGTTCATCGCTTGAGAACTCGCCATCTGCCTCTTCATCATCTATTGGTGCGTGGAATTCAGAGCGTGGGAATCCAAAGAGGATCTGTTGGAAGGCAGGGCCGACTGATGGCTCAGGGCGCATACCGCGATCATCAAGAAGTGGCTTGATAGTTGAGCCGTCTAGGATCTGCAATCCGCGAATCTCGCCATTAGCCTTCATCTGAGGCCAGATAGCAAGGGCATCAAGAACATCCATCTCTTCGATTGCCATATTGAGCCAATCAACGAAGGTAAGTCCGTTGGCAGGATCAGGTGTTTCCCAAAATGCGCGCATACGAGCGATCTCAGGCGCGAACTTAGCGCGAGCCTCAGACATAGCGCGAAGGTGATTACCACCTGATTCGGCAATGATGCGCTCAGTAGCAGAATCCGAAAGAACGATATCCCAGTTAAGTCCGGCAAGCTTAGCCTTGCGAACCTCAATACAACGGCGAAGAATATCAATTTGATCTGCGGCTACGCGAAGGGTCTTAAATGGTACTAAGCGGTTCTCAAAAAGGTTGATGTTCTGAGCAACCAAGAACTCGTAACGGCGTGGATCAGCGCGGTTAGTGCGTGGGTTGAGTGGGTTGATCGCGTTTGGATAAAGCGGAACGGCAGCAGGGAATGGTGCGCTACCAAGAATAGGGTTGCGATACATAGGATCAGCGTTGTAGTGCTGAGTATCTGTGCTGGTAATTGCGTTCACATTGACTGGAGAAGCTGAGGGCGCAAGTGTTGGCGCTTTAGTAATCTGCTCCGCTACTTTAGCGGCTAGGCGATCTAACAAGCCCATCTATTCTCCTTTATTAGCGAACCCAACACATACCTACATCGGCGGTTGGTCTTAGTCCTGCGGTTTTCCATCCATCTGTTTCCCAAGCCTTAGCGTGTGCATCTCGCCAAGCCCATAAGTCCTGATCTATGTCATACCACTTATCGGGTTGTTCCAAGTGATTGACGATGAACTGCGGTGCAACCTGCGTATATCCAAGAGCCGCTAGATAATGTAACTGCTTTTGGTGTTCTTCTATTGTTGCCTGAGTCCACTCAAAGGTAAGCATCTTGTATTTACAAATCATGCCCTTGAATACTGACCACTCAGCGCCTTCAACATCTATCTTGATAAGATCAGGCTCGCCGTAGATCTTAGCGAGGGTGTCTATCGTGATCGTTGTGGCGTGGATAGTTCTAAACGGCTTGCCGTTGTAGGGCATATCCGGTGAAGTCAGCCAATCCTTGTTTAAGGTGCTTAGCCCATCTTCCTGAGCCTCGTAGAACTCCACGCGCTCGTTATCTGTATCAGATACGGCGAACTTGAGCGGGGTCACGCGATGTTCGTAGATAAAATTCTTGACGAGATCTGCATAAATCCGTGAAGGTTCTACGGCTATTACATCGTAACCTTGAGCGAGCGCAGCAACCGTAGCATCGCCCCGGTTAGCGCCGATATCAAAGAATAACGGCAAGATTCGCCTCTATCGCGTTGCGGTACTCGTCAGATATATCCAAGCGAAGTAGTTCGTTGAAGATATCAATAGATTCTTGCTTGCGACCTAGCCACCATGCGGCTACTGCTTCTTCAAACTCTAGGGCATACGATACATAGCCAACATCGGCAGGTAGTGGGCTGAACCCAAAATCATCGTTAGCCACATTCTGACCTATGCGCGAATAAACCCACGCCTTGCGCCAGTTGCCTTGGCGTTCGTGGAACTGCGACAAGAGAAAGAAACCTTCTGGGCGGTCAGGGTCATAACCGATTGCTTGCATAAGGCAAGTTTCAACAGTTGTTAGGCGGTCAGTCTGATCGTTAAAGCATTTAGCAAGTTTAAGCAGCGAGGTATAAACATAAAGATCGCCCCACTCTTTGCCATACTCTGCGGTGCGTAGGTAGAAGGAAACTGCGCTCGCTATCTGATCTGCCTTTTCATATTCAACGGCAACATCAAAATTGAGTTTAGGGTCAAAAGGATCTTTAGATAGTGCGTAGATCAGTTCATCAAGCATCAAGCGCCTCCGCTATTAGATCCTCAATAATACCTCTTGGTGTGCGTAACACAAATGCGGCATTATCGGCAACGGCAAAACTAATCAGTAGATCGCCTTCATATTCGGCGATTCCTACGCAGAATTCAATCCTGAAATCTAGGAACGAGAACTCTTTAGATAAACCGACAAGGTTTAACTGATCGTCATAGACACAAAGCCTGTGGCGATAGATGCCGTCTTTCTGGTCAAGATAGTTTTTGAAAAGATCAACCTCATGGGTTATTGAGATGTAACAGTTGCCCCATCGTATGAGTTGAGATCCTCCGCGCTGATCTTTAGGCGGTTGAACTCCTTGACGAACACTAACCTGCTTGGTTTCTGAGCCGTCAAACTCGACCACCTCAACAGGGCTAGACCACTTAACAAAGTGATAAGGGCGATCAACAATAGGCATCCAGTTCTTCTCGCAGTACGAGGTATCTGGCGCTGGAGCCGGGATTCGCTGGCGATCAACTTCCTTGGCAACCCAGTTCTCTTTATCTAGCGTGATTTTGGTTAGTTCCATACGACCCACGCCGTTAGTTGTGGTATCGCGCCGAACGCCAATCAGACAATATGTGTTATTCCACATAACGAGGCGAGCATCTTCAAGCCCAACAAACTCCCAGATAGGCTGATGCAGGTTAAGCATCTCAACCTTGGTGCAATCGGTCATCGCTAGATCGCTATTGAGGCGAACGAGGTAATTCTCAGTAACTAAGCGCTGATCCTTCTCGGGATGGAGATAGGCAAGCGGCCCCCAGTTTGACGGGTAAAGCTGCTTGTTCTCGCTATGGTAAAGAATGTAATTGACTACCCGGACATTAACGAGGATATCGCCGTCAGAGTCAATAAAGACCGAAGGGTTCATTCCCCCAAAGGTATTAGGTATTGCTATTGGAGCTAACTTGCCCCCATGCCCAACCGCCTTTTGGACTAAGTTCATTGGGCTACTCTATCAAGTTCACAAGTGATCGTGTCTTGTCCTGTGAGAGTTGCGTATAAACCTGCGTTGTGGCTACCGAAGAGTGGCGCATCAGATCTCTCACGGCTAGGAGATCACCGCCGGACTTTTCCAACATCGTAGTAGCAAAGTAATGGCGCAGAGAGTGAAAGTGCTTAGCGTTCGGCCCGAGGATTCGGCGCATCTCGTTAGCCGCCTTCTTGGAGAAACTGTTAGGGTCAATCTGCCAAAGTCTGCCAAGCGTTTCATAGCTCTTGATAACCTCAGCGACCTTCTTGGCTACTGGCACTACTAGATCTGTCTTGCCTTTACCAACCACCCGTAGCGAATATCCGCCGTTATCTTCTATGAGGTCAGCGCCTTCAATCTTGGCTACTTCGTGGGCGCGTAGTCCGACTAGACCGCCTAAGATAAACCAATCCTTGTAAGGTTGCGTAGCCTCGGCCATCAACTTATCAAACTCAGACTGGGTAACGGGCTTAGGTACGCCTCGACCAGCCTTGACTTTAGGAAGATCCTCAGCGGCGTTATTGCCGTTGATTAAGCCCATCTTGTTGAGGTGCTTGTAGATGGAGCGCAACCGGGAAACATAATTTGCCTTGGTGCTTTGCTTGGTAGCCGATAGGACTACCTTCTCTAAATCCTGAACGGTAGCGAGCGCAGGGTGTACGCCTATGCGCCGGATGATCTGCCAATCGGTGCGGATAACATACGGGCTAAAGCCACTTGTATCGTAGCGGTTCTTGAGCTGACGATAGATTTCGTCAAGCGGTACTAGCTCCATAGATCAAGGGTAACACTTCTTAACTCTCGGTGGAGTGTTCCCTACCGCTTCAAGGTTCTAAGAAAGAACCAGCGCTTGAGGCGCAAGATAGGCCGATATTTGATTTTGTTTAAAAGCCTACGCCTATCTTGATAAAACAATAGACCCGTTGGGTCATCATCTGTCATTCAGGCAAACTCTCAGTCAAGTGTTCTCGTACCATCTCCAACGCCGCTACTGCGTTAGGGTAGAAATCTTCAAGAACCTGCGTTGGCTTGAAGCCGTACTTGGCGTACATCTGCTGAACGGTGGTGTTATCCATACGAGTCTGCAAGACAACCTTGCGATTGCCAGCCCACTCAAGTCGCTTGATGAGGAACTGTGTGCCAATCCCTTGCTTGCGGTACTCAGGAAGTACGGTGTTCATCGTCAAATCAACCGTATCGTTTTCTGCAAATGCGGCTGCGTAGCCAATGATTCTGCCTTCATCTTCGGCAACTAGGTAGTACCTGTCGGAAAGGGCATAGTCAGTTTGGAAATCGGTTAATGACCAAGGGCCTTCAACGGTATAGACCTGAGCCTCTATCTTGGCTATGGCTGGCAGGTCATCTGCCGTTGCCTCACGGATTGTCCACATAGCCCAACCTTATACCCTACTGGGCGGTTGGCGCAGAGTTGGCTGAAAGTTCCGCTAACCAGTCATCTACTTTGAGTAGTCTGCGGGCTTCGTGGACATCAATGATATTTAGTTCTACCATCTTAGAGATTTGGCTGAATTGCTTGTTATCGTACATTTGGTTTTCCTTTGTTTGTTTTTTTATATTTGAGGCAGTTGCCCCAATGCTAGATTAGCAGGTTAGGCCGTAGGCGCAGAGTTGGCTGCAAGTGTGGCTAAATAAGCCTGATAATCGCTATTGGTTGGGTCGGTAGGGATGCCCCAAGTTTGACCATCTTCATCAATACGGATAATTTTTTCAGGGGTAGCCAATTCAGAATCGGCTGGAATGACTTGATATTGAACCATTTTATAACTCCGCAGATAAGGCTATTGTGGATGATGTGCTTTGGAACCAACAAGCAGTAGCGTTTCCAGCAGTTAAACCGCCGCCCGAACTTGTGAAATCAAGTGTCACCATATTGGTTGCTTGGGCTGCAATGCTTACTGTTGTGCAAGTCAAAACTCCACCAGATGAGTTAATCAAGCCAAAGTTAGATGCAGCAGCAAAAGAATAACTTGGAGCAGTACGCATAGTTACTGGCAATGGCAATGGGCCAAAAGCACGAGTTGAGGAAATTGCTTGAGCCGCTACACGGTCAATATTTGCCGAACTAATTTGCCAGAAGTACCGCTGGCACAAGGCTAACTCGCCTTGGAGTGTTCCTGATGCGGTGGTGAATGGAGTGGCTACTGAGCCTTTTTCAAGTTGTACGCCCCAAATATCAATTGTTGTATTTTGTACGCCAGTTGCTGCATATCCAGCACTTGAAAGACTTGTTCCGTTTGAGGTAAAAATTAAAGTTTCAAGCATATCGCCCGTACCAACTGTTTTACCCGAAAGAGAAGGCAAATTTATTACAAATGAATACCTAACCCAAGATGTTGTTATCGCTTGAATGGCAGGGCTGATTACTGAATTTCCACCCGTACCGCCACTACCAAGATTTTGAACAAGAGTAACGCCAACATTGGGAGTACCAGATGAAGCCCTTGCCCAAAACGAATATGTAACGGTTTGTCCAGCAAAAGTTCTAACGCCTTCTACTCTTTGATTTAATGCAGCATAATCACTTGCAGAAGATTGGCCTGAAGTTACAATGCGAGCAAAGTTCTTGCCTTCATATCCTGCAACTGGCGCTGCTCCAGCAGTAAATGTTTGAAGGGAATATGTAGCATTTGATGATTCTTGAATATTCCAACGGTCAAAACCATAAGTGGCATTTGTGGTTGTAGAAGTAAAGTTTCTTTGATTTATTGCAAAATCGCCATTTATTAAAACATTCTTACCAGCCACATAAGGAGCCGCTGCTCCTGCCGAATTTTGCTCTACCGTACTTGTAAGTTGTGCGCGTGACATTATGCACCTGCCTGTGGGATAGAAGAGTTGGATGGGAGTGTGCTATTGGCTTGCATAGCATCGTAAGTTGCCTTGAGCATAGAGGTAAATTCTTCGTTGCCCTTGTCTATGATGACTTGCTCTACGCCATCAATAGTAATTATTTCAATATTATTCATTATAGTTCAGCGCTCCATCCAACATATGCACTAGAAGAATTGTTGGCAAATAGATAATAAGAACGGTATTGAGTTAAACCAGAAGCAACGGTTGCAGTTAAATTAAATGAATTTGCTCCCAAAGTTGTAGCACCCAAAGCAAGCGCGGTAACTGCTACTCCAGCATTAACTCCATCGCCTAAAGCCAAAGAAGAATAATCAATAGAAGTAGGAGATGTGCGTAAGGAAACTTTTGGTTGGATATTTACCCACGCTCCCGTAGTGCCAGTTGCAGCACCAACGGCAAAAGTATTGTAAACATCAGATGCAGTTCTGCGTTCGTAATATCTCATACAGGCATTTAACTCCCCCTGAAGTGTTCCACCAGCTTTTGAGAATGGGGTAGCAACTGAACCGACTTCAAGTTGAACGCCTGTGATGTAAGCACTTGAACCATTGGTCATTGACTGAGGAGCAATTCCAACCATCAAGGATTTGGCATTTGATGGAACAGAGAACACGCCAGTAATACGAGTAAAGCCCGAACTATTAGTTGAGCCGCTTCCGCCTATTGTTGCGCCGATTCCGTTCCAACTGCCGCCTGTGCCTTGGTCTGTTGATGTGCTATACCAAAAAGCGATGTTAGTGGTGGTGGAAATGCTTGTTTGAACATAAACGCTAATGGTTACAGTTTGACCAACCAAAGGAGTAATCTGCTTAGACTCTAAAGGTGACCAAAGATTCAATCCAGTAGCGCCTGAATTTGATGAGGTTAGTTGCGCTGAATATGTAAATCCAGTTGGAGCGGTTGTTGATTGCTGAACCGCAGTATTTGCTGAAACTACCGACCATCTATCTGCGGTATAACCCGAAGTAAATGAACCTGTGCCGCGTTGCCAAATGTCCATTCCGCCATTGATGACGAAATTCTTACCAGCCGCAATGTTTCCGCCCCACGATACGCCTGTGCTGGCAGAAGAGTTTGCAACGAGTGTTGTGCCGTCAGCTCCTACGCCCTGATTGGTGTAAGTGCCTGATCCTGTACCAACGATCAAATCACCCTTAGCGGTGATTTGAGTAGATTGGATAGCGTTGGCGATGTTAAAGGCGTTGTGCGAGATAACGGTAGAGATATCGCCCGCGATCAAAGCAGTTAAT